TGAGTTTCTTTACTAAATAATTTTAAGATACCATAGTCCGTAGAATCGCCTTCGCTTTCAAATGGAAGTTTAAGTACTAACCCATCATTTGGTATAGAACCACTAATCCAATCTTCAACAATATCCTTAACATCCATATTAACATCGGATGTCATATATTGGAAGTTTTGAGTACCATAAACTGAATCGTAGAATGTACCACCTAATCCAGCGTATGAACCAGTTGATGCTTCTGAGAACTCAGCAGTTTGTAGCCAACGTTGAGTTGTATCACCTTCCCTATTGTTCCAAGTTACACCAGCAGTTGATACATTATCAAATCTAGTACCATTACCCATTTCCCAACTTTGTGAGATTGGATATGCTTCTAATGTGAATTCTAATGGTAGTTCCTCTGAATCAGTTTCTCTCAATATAAGAGTTGCCTCATCCAACGTTACATCACCACTAACAATACTACCAGATACCCCAGTTAAATCAAATTTAAGGAGTGCTCTTGATACATCTTTGATGTTACCATAATATACCTTACTAACTTCTAATACCTCATCTAAACCAGTGTTTTGGTCAGGTTGTTGTAAGTAAACCGATGCATCTTTTGATGCTGTTAAAAAGTAATACATTTATTTAGCTCTTCCTTTTATATCCACATCTGGAAATTTAATTTCAAATACTGACGGGTCTAAAGATGGATATAAAATCTTATCTTTAATTGCAGCTTCTATGTTATATGAATTAGGTGCGTAGTTTCCATGACACTTATTCACTATCTCTAATTTTGGAACTGAACTCACACCATCAACGTTTGCCAATAGTAATTCTAATTCCGAAATGTTTATAGTATTATTGAATGTCCAATTATTAATATCAAAATAATCTTTCATATCACTAATACACTCAGTAATAACTTCACTCTTATTATAGTTGTTTAAAGTTATTACTTCAAAGTTAATCCCAATATTGATAATATACCCATCGGAAATATTAACACCATCAGTTAGAACTTTATATTCGTTTAAATATGTTTTTAGGTTTTCCTTAACCGCTTGATTTAAGTTTGTTAACTTACCATTTCCATCATATCCTAATAAATAAAGATTGATTGCAAACGGATTATTCTTTTCATTATCATTTGAGGTTTTACCGATTAAGAATTTCTGAAGTTCTTGTTGAACTGATTTTCTATCAGGCTCTTGCCTATCCGGCTTATCAACAAATCCCATTACTATATCAGTAAACTCATTAAGAGCTTTAGGGGAACTTAAAATAGAAGATGGTGAGTTATTATCTAAAGTACCATCTGCCGTAGCGAAAGCCTTTGCAATTGAACCAAATTTAGTTGGCATTGATAATACTCTAACCTGATAATCCTTAGCGGTTACTGCTCTATTTTGTGCTCCAAAGTTTGCTAATGCGTTTTCTCTTATTTCATCAACAGTATCACCACCCTTTCCACCAGTGGCAGGAACTTCGTTATCAACTGCTACTGAATTCTTAGTTGCGTTATATAATCCAACGGCGTTGTTACTCAACAATTGAACATCCTCTTCAAAGTCAATTGATGATATCTTTGTAAGTGACCCCTTAGATACATTAGAACTAATACCACCACCAACTAAATACTTAACAGTCATAGTTGTATTTGATGGGGATGTTCCATATGTTTTTGTTTTTAAAAAGTTAGTTGGGTCAAATGATTCATTTAACTTACTAATTGAATTAGGTAATCCTAATCCAACATTTTTTAAGTTTGGAATCAGTTGTTCATCGTTTGCAGTTGGGTCACCCGCTCCAAATTGAATAGTAGTTGTACTATCACCATTTACCTTCTTAACAAATCTACGAGGAGTTTTTGTTGTTTTTAAAATATAAGGTACAGTTGTTTTAAATTGATATAAATCAGGATCGTTTATTTCAGTATTTGGATAATCTTCAAATACCATCTCTTGTCCTAAATAAGGAACTTCATACCATTTGTTTCCATTTGAATCTCTTACATCGTAAATATCAATTACATTTGTATCACTTAACTCAATAGTTTGAAATGATTCATATGAACCAAATTCAACTTCTTTGGTTTCTATCCGAGCTGATATTGCTTGTACGTATTTCTTAACTAAATAGAATGTGGCTTCTCCACTTATACTATCAGTTTCATATATAGTTATTTCTCTATCAGTATCATCTGTAAAATCAACTACATCTCTCGTTATAAACGATACATTGTTTTTATCAACAACTTGCATTCCTTCTTTAATAGTAAGTAAATAAGTTTTATCAAACGTATTACTACCACCTGTTCCAGTCGATGGAACCAACTGATAAACACTAAGTGTTGTTACCGATGGAGATGTTACTTTTGGCTTATATCCTAAGTATTGTGAAAGTGCTATTACATTTTCAATATCCTCAGCATGAACCATTAACGATTCCTTTAAGGTATCATCAACATAATATGAAAGTGAATCACCAATGTAAGATGCCATTTCTATGAACATCATACCTGGCGATGATTCGTTAAAATCAGAATACGTTTTTGGGAAATAAGTTTTAGCAAACTCAATTAAGTTTCCTCTGTATTGAGCAAAATCTTTATTAAGGTATTTTATATCCTTACCTCTATTCTTAAAGTTTTTATTTGTTTTTGTTAATGCCATATTCTTATCCCTGTGTGGTGAATGTTACTTCGTTTAAATCAGCGTTATCACCAATTCTAAATTTAACTGAAACGTTTATTCTATTGTTGTCCCTTAATGTATCGGATGCATCAATATCAATCTCTTCAGCGGTTACATATGGTAACCATTGTTCCAAGCTTTCATTTATAGTATCTTCAATCCTACCTTCAAAATCATCAACATTTGGTTCAAACAATAATGCTTGTAACCCACTCCCAAATTCAGGTTGTAATATTCGTTCACCCTTCTTTGTTAATAGGAGATTCTTAATATTAGATTTTACTTGTTCCGATGTTTGGAATGTTTGTTCGAATGCCGTATTGGTTATTTGAATAGGCAAAGATATACCAATCGCATAATCGTTAAATGATTGCGTATCCTTTACTATCTTTGAACCTAATTCAACTGCCATAATTTATATTACATTCCAGGTCTCCAAGAACCTTTTGATTTATCCATTGCTTTTATTAGTTCCGAATTATCTCTATTCAAAACTCTATCCAATCCAGCTAATCCAGTTGAAACACCCAATCCTTGCTTTTTACCAGCAGGTTGCATATCACCATACCCCATTTTATCAGCTATACTTTGTGCCCCTAACGTATGAGTACTTTGTGTTCCATATTCTAATGTACTATCCGATACTTCAGTTGGTGCACCAGCATAAGCAGGCATTTTATCTAAAACACTCTTTGAAGTATTCTCACTTAAACTAAGTGGTTGTGTTTGGTTTAGTATTTGATTCAATACTGGATTCTTACTTAACACTCTTTGTGGTTCAGTAGGTTGTATTGATTCATTTACAGGCTCATCCATAAATGTAGGTTGTGTTGGTACTACTTGTTTCTTTGGTTTCAAAGCTTCTCTAAGTTGTTTATTTTCTTTTAACAACTTTGCCATTTCAGCTTTTACTCCAGCCTTTACCAACTTAGGTAGAACTGCTTTTATCTCACCTTCTACAATAAATTGAATTGCTTTTATTAATTTATCTGTATTCATTTTACTTTAGTTTGTATTACTCTCCTTATAAATATTTGATTTAAGTATTTTCGTTTTTTAATCGCAACAACATCCATCATCTTCAAGTTGTTGTTGAAAACTAGCTATATAAGCCCTTACATCAAACGAGTCAACACTCATATCAGGTAATGTTACATTTATCACATTTTGCAATGAAGTATTTCCACCCAATGTATCACTCACTCCATCATTAGACCCATCATCTTGTCCATCATTAGACCCATCATTAGAATCGACATCCCCACCATTTTCATTTGTTGGTGGTGTAATAATATCAGCTTCAGGTATTTCAATTACAGGTGGCTCAGTATTATCATCAGATGGATAGTTAATATTTGGTATTGGTATTGTTGGTGGTACTATGTATCCAGTCCAAGGTATAATACCCGGAGCAGGTATTGGGGTTGGTGCAGATGGATACAATGATGTGGTTTGTATAATTCCCCCTATTGAAAACAAATGTATTAAAGCGGCTATTATAAACATATCAACCAGTATCTCCTGCTTTGATACTGGTTTGATTGGTGGGTACATTGGCCATGTTCCCACATTAGTTACTATATTTGAGTTTACTATTAGATTTTGTATTGAGCCTGGTGCTGGTATTAGTGGTATTGGGAATGGTTTCATTGATGCACCTGCCCAATATGCCTTTACACCACTACCAAATTCATTTACTAATGAGAATTTATCCGATGGGGATGACATTCCTTTTAGTAATGCAACAAAAAATAGAGTTTCCATTATTTGCTTATTACCAACTTGTATAGATTCAAAGTTTATGAAATCAATTCCACGTTTTACGGCAGCATCATATTCTTCAGCCCAAACTTTAGCTACTGTTTTAACTGTGTTGGAATTAATTACACCAGTCTTTCTTATTACATTTAGTTTGAATAGACCCCAAGACATTTATGATGTTTTATTTAAGTTACTCAACATAGTTTTGAGTGATGACTTTACTTTTGTGAAAGATGCAACGTTAAGTGGAGGTGCTGATAATCCAGCTGGTGTTATATGAGTCATTACTTCAATAGCAGATATTAATTCAGTCATTAAATTAACTAAAGTTTCACCCCTAACTAATGATTCTAAATTAGCATCACCAATATTAACTTTACCATTACCAGTATTTAAATTAATATTCCTATCATTTGTTTTATAATTAGTATCACCATCCAATGTAACATCAATACCTTTAGTAGAATCAATTGAAAACAAACCATCAGTTATAAAACCTACATCTTTTTTTGCTGAGAATATCATTTCAGCTGCTTTTGCCGAAAGTATTATTCTATCAGAATTTAATACTATTTGATTTCCTTTGAGCTCAGAAGGGTAAGTTGAAAATGATTGATGTGAATTATCCGTTGGTAATGTATATGGTAATAAATACTCACCACTTCCTAAGAATATAATGTTACCATCTTTATTTATATCTTCAATCGTTGTTGTTGATGTATCCTTTTGCCTTGATTCAGCATTTTCACCATTTCGTATTGTTATGGTTGGGTTTAATTCTGATTCTGGGTTATTGTATCCACTAAATCGTATTGATTGACCAAATCTACTTTCTATATAAGAATCACCCTCATATAACTTTAACTTATGTACAAACTCATCAAATTCAAAGTAATCACCATATCCATCTGTTTCATTACTACCATCTGCATTACTCCTAGCTATACCAGTTGCACCTACACTTTGGTAAGTTGAACTACTTTTAGTTTTTGCTTTACTATCGGTACCAAACGTTGATTTTATAGCAGTTTCATCTGAATTAATATTTGGTGTAAGTTCAGTACCACTACGTTCATAAAAGAAGTTACCAACTGCACCAGTTGTTATAGTAACCATCTCATTCTTCAATGGTAATGTTTTAAAATTTAAGTTTTTAGGATATGCTGTTTGGAGTTTACCAGTATTAGCAGATGTATCATTTGTTAATCTAAATCTAATAGCTCCAACTAATCTTGTTGTTTGCTCATCAACTTCTACTTCTGGAATAAATGGATTTTCATCATCTAAGATTACCTCATATACAATACCAGACATCTTAGCGTTCTTTGTTGCACGCTTATTATTCTGATTAGATTGGATATTCTGCTGCCTTGCGTTACCTAATCCCATATTATTTTTCTAATTTTTGCTTTACTTCTTCAATTTCATTTTGCATATCATCCAAACGTTCTACTTCTGCCGCTACATCATCTATTTGTGAAAGTAGTTGTTCTCTCTCAGCATCCGATAAGTATCCGGCTTCACCATCACTCTTAGTACCAGCAATCATAATACGTTGTGCGATTGTTGCAAGTTTAAGTAATGATTCATCGTTACGAACTGATGTATCTATTAAATCTTTAATAAGTGGTCCGATGTATCTCATATCGTTAGGAGTTTTTACTAACTTACGTAGTTCAGCAATTACCTCAGAGATATTTCTCTTCTTATTAATTTGGTTGTTATAGATATCCTCAAAAAGTCCACTTAAACTTTTACCAGGAAATATTTCGAAATCATTTGACATAGCATATTGATATTGTGTTCAATATATAAATATCATTAAATGAAAAACCCCCACCGAAGTGAGGGTTTGTAATATAAGTAGTAATTAATATTTAGTATGTAAAGAATTCATCTTCATCTGGGTTATCGGATACTTCACCATGATCTAAATATTCATTTAACATTCGTTTTTGGTGAGTTTTCATAACATTAACAACCTTAGTTATGTAATGAGTTTTACAATCAGTCATTTCTCTGATTAAAAGATATAAATGCTTTTTATTAAAGTTTTCTATAAATTGACTTCGTCTAAACAATTCCAATATAGCATCTGCGATTTGGATATCTCTCTTTTTAGAAAACACTTTTGTTAAATTCTTATCCCAATACTTTAACATAAGTTCTTTGAACTCATTATACTCTGTACCAACTTCATTTTGATAGAAGTTATCTTCTGGATTCCACGATTCAGGCATTTGGGAAAGTAGTGCGGTTTTCTTATAACGTTTATAGTTTCCGTTGTTTTGTAAAATTAAATGATTCTTTGCAACAATTGAAAAGTATGAAAATGCTCTACCCTTATCCGGCTTAAACATATGTATTTTTTGTATTAATACTGATACTACTTCATTTTGAATATCAATTTTAGGTACATCAAAGTATGAGAACTTAAATGTATTCATAATATTCTCAGCTAATTTTTCAAATGGAAATTGGATACGTTCTTTATATATCTTATTTCGTAAACGTTCATCAGTTGATGCATTGTACTCAACGATTGCGTCTTGTGCGGGGGTTCCGAAGTATATTTTTGATTTCTTTTTTCTTGGTTTTGCCATAATAATTTTAGATGATGTTTTTGTATGTTTCAATAACATCTTTTAGTTCTTTAAATACTACACCCACTTCATCATCAGATTCAAAAGAACCTTTTAAATCTAACTGTCTCATTTCCTCTAACATTGTTTCCAATCGTTGTTGGGTGTTTTCAACTATCGTAATTGAATTACGTTGTGTTAGTTCTACTTGTGAAATCAATCTAATACCACGTCTTATTAAAAAGATATTTAGTATGATTGATATTCCGAGTGTAATATATAAAATTTCCATAGTTTAAAAGATATTTACAAATATACGAAAAATAATTCACATATCCTAATTTAGTTTAAGCTTCTCCCTTCGGTCCCATAAATATATGGGAATAATCAGGTTCTTCTTCTGAATATTGTGTAACTTTTTCTAATTGTTTTATTTTTTCTATAATAGATTTATCCAATTCATCTTGGTCTATTATTCCAGCATCTATTAACGTATCCATTATAGTTTCAACTATAACTTCCAATGTTAGTAACTTATGTAGTAGTACTTCTTCCATAACATCATCCATTATATTAAAGAACCAGTTGTTATATTCATTGAATTAATTAGATGTTCAAATTCCTTATTTAGGTCTGGTCTATTTTCAGTTTCACCAAAAGCTCGTTTGATTGATTTCGGTTGATACCCTATTGAACTTGCTAAACGAACACACATAATTTTAAATTCATATATGTTCATATCATCGGGCATATCAAATGATATACTCATTGCTTCCCTATTAGTAGGTTCTTCTGATTTGTATGATAGTATAGCCATTAAACTAATTGATATCCTTTGTTCAACAATGTTTGTGCTTTTTTGTATTTCACAAATTCCATTTCACCTTCAGGTGATTGTAACATAACTCTTTCATTTCGACCAGGTGTTTTCTTAGCAGTTATCTGAGTTGTGTATCTTCGAGTTGGATGTGTAACATCAATTCCATCAATTGAATCAATTAATCGTTGTGCAATCACACATTCAAACAAACCAATATCTGCCATAAACTCATCATTGTTTTTCCAAGATGATTTATCTGCTTTAAATTCAACTAAACCTAAGTTATCAGTTTCAACTGAAAATGATGAGTGTCTTGCGGTCTTTCTGGTCTTATTCTTTACCAAATCTTTTTCATAATATACCACCAATTTATCCGAGCGTTCAGTAACTATTGGGTTAACTAATGTCAACTCATCATACTCACCACCAAATCGAAGTGTGATAATTCTTTTATCAATACCAACATCGTTACCACTAAAAGTAATACCTTCTAAATTAGATATTGCTTTCTTATATTGGGTTAAATCTTCGTTTGTTACTTCAGTTTTATTTATTGCCTTTACTATCATAATATTCTTTTAATTTTTTATCTAAATACTCCATTGATTCTACACTACCCACCAATCCATCATACTTAGCATAATAACGTAATACATCTGGATTAGATTCAATGCTTTCTTTTAAATCTTCTATATGCGGTAGGTGGGTATGTGTGTAACTCATAATAAATCTTCAGGGGTTTCTCTATAAACTCTATAACTATCTTCATCAAAGTGTTCAGTAGAAACTTCAAATACAATTGAGTTATCCTCCAATGCAATTAGTTGATGAGGTTGCCCTCTTTCAATTAAAACTGATTGTCCCTTCTCTAATTGAGTTCCCTTTAGTTTTCCATTCTCAACATCAATGTAATTGAATTGGAATCTACCTTCTTGGATATACCAAGTTTCTTTTTTCTGAAGATGGTAGTGCATTGAAAATCTATTTCTATCCTTTGTGAAAACCAATAACTTACCACAGTATTCATTATCATTATGAATCCATAGTTCGTATCCCCATTTCTTTTCAACTCTCTTAGGAGTTGTTATATCTATATCTATAATCATTTTATCCTTTTATTAGTTTACTCACTTTATTGATGAATGGAAGTATAGCAAGTTCTTTTGCTTTAGCCTCTACCATCACAGCTACATCCATACCATACAAATTTGGTAATGCGTTGATGTAATCTGAATGAGCTTGTGGTTTAATTTTATCATTCTCTTCGTGTAATGCTTTTGATTCTGAATAATGTACTGCTGGTCTGATACCATCAGGCCAAGTACTCATAGCGAGTTTTAGAGCCTCCTCTTCACTCAATCCACCAGTATTAAATTTATGATGAT